ATGCATTGAGTCGGCCTTTAGAATACTGCAATTGGTCTACCGTGTCTACACCATGGCAAATGTGGTCTCTAATAAGCTTTATTTGCTCATTGATGCGTTTAGTAATGCGGGCGACGGTATAAGGATCAAGCATTATTTCTTTTTACCGTTTCTCCAGATTTGAGTTCCCTTTATGCCAAAAATACTTCCGACTACTAAAATCCAAAGGCTAGTAAACCATGTTGGCAATTGCGAGAAATACTCAAAAAAGAGTTTTACCTTGGTCATCGCTTCCGGATCGTCACTTATAACTGCCCACATTAAAACAATAATGGGCGCCGAGAGGATGACAAGGACAAATTCGTCCTTCCAATCTGATTGACGAGCTTCGAGAAGTTTGCCTTGGTAAGATTCCTCACCTCGGGCCATGCGTTCTGCATGCAATAATTGTGCATCAGACATAGCCACTTTAGTTCTTTGTCTATTGGAATAAATTTTAGCTCCTGCTTTGAGGGCCATTCCAGCTAAATTAAACCACATATTTATTCTCCTATAAGTTTTGTAAAATAATCTGAATTTTCTAAAATAGAGGGTAAGCCTTTAGAATCGGGTCCTTTAGATGGAGGAAGACTTCTTTTTTTAACTTCTTGTCCCGTTCCATATTTATAAATCATTTTTCCCTTTTTAGCATACTGGGTAGGATCATAAGTCGTGCCTGGAGCTCCGGGATAAGCTTGAAACCCCCATTGATGACCATAGCCTTTATCCGCTGTGGGAGCTGTAACCAGAGATTGAGTATTAAAAGTTTGACGAGCTCTGCCGTAATCGTTTCCACCATCATCTCCACCAAGAAGAGGTCTTTTTCGCATATCCATCATATCGGGTTTTTGAGCTCTCTCCTCTATTGGTTTCTTTTTAAATATGGATCCTGCACCAGATACAAATCTTGTAGCTAGATTAGCTACGATCCCTAGGGCATTTCCTTTAACTATATTCGTCGCTAAAGAAGCATTTGAAAGTGGTTTAATTATCTTACTACCTGAATCTTGAACTACTGGACCTTTGGTTGTTGCTGTATGTGTTGGTATATTTCCGTGATCTAGTCCAGAAGGATCTTGATTAACGGCTGCTGTAGCCGCCGCATGTCCCGAACCTTTACCACCATTAATAGGGCTGCTTCCGCCTTCATCCCAATCCATTATTTTTTCCTCATTGCTTTAGTTCTTTTATTTTCGGCTGCTTTTTTCATTCTTTCTACTTGAAGTTTTGCACCAGCGATATCTCGAGTTAGATCCATTTTTTCTCTAGCGAGTACTGCTGTTTGATCAATTTTTTCATCTGCAATTCTAATTCTTTCTTTTGCTTGGTCTTCATCTTCTTCTAATTTCATTTTATCAATATCTGTTTTTTCTTCAAACTGAGAATCTTTCATTTCCATGTCTTCGAAACTTTCTTTTGCTTTTCTTTGCATATCCATTGCTCTTAAATCTAATTCTCTTTCTTTTAAAGCAACCAATGGATCTTTTTGTTTACCCATTTGTTCTTTTTGAACTAATTCTGCTGTAAGTTCTGCACATCGTTGTGCAATCATTCCAGCAACTTTAATTTCTGCTCCTTCAGGATCTTCAGCCAACATTTGTTGCATTTCAGGACTATTTTGAATCATAGCTCCTACTTCTCCTTGAGCCTGCAAACTTACATGTTCTGAAACGTGTCCTTGAAGTAAAGCATACACCATTGGGTTAACTTGTACCATTCTAGTAGCCATAAATGTGGTATGCGATGCTATATGAGCTTGATGATCTTGTTCTGGAAACGCTTTGGGAAGTTTCATCTGTAATGCTTCCATATTTTCAATCGCTGGATCCTTAGGAACAATCGGAGGTTCCGGTTTTAAAACTTTATCGATGTCTCGTGTGCCGAGAGCGTCATAAACGCGTCTGTAAGCTTCCCGAAGGTTGTGCATATTGGGATTAGACATCGCAATTTTCAAATTTTCGCTGGCTAAAGTTACTCTTTGACTTAAACTGTAAATATTAGGGTCTGCAACTGGAATCACGTCTACTCGACCATCAAAATCTTTTGATTTGACCATTCGATCCGCTCCATAAACCGCATAGGGATAAATAGGTGGTAAAAAGGTGGCAAAAACTTTTGAAATAAGTCTAAATTCGTTACGCATTGCGTAATAACAACGCTTGTGAATAGCAGTCATGACTCTCGAACCACGCTCTAAGAGCGCAACCGTCGTTCCAACCGCTCTATTTTGAACATCGGTACCTGTCGCCATGTCCGTGATCGATGCAAATCGTTGTCCCGCTGTTACAACGAAGCCCATTAAGTTAAATAGTGTTACGGAAGGTTCTTTAAACGGTAACATTTGGAATTGATCTTTAATATTACCTCCAGGAGCGTCTACATCTCTAAATTCTCCCGGTTGAAAAGGTTGATCATCATCTCTAATTCGAATTCCTCGAGATTTAAAACCCGCTGGTAAATTACTAAGGGTTCCAGCGTCTAAAAGTTGTCTTAAAGCCGTTGTTGCAGTTCTAGATAATCCACCAATCATGTGAATTAAGCCAAAACCATAAAAACCTAAGCCTGGTAAAAATTTGTAATGAATAAAATATTCTTTTCGTCTGTGGGTAGGATCCTCAGGTTCATAATTACGATAAATGGATAATATTTCACTTGAGCCTTCGTCGATCGTTACAATATAAGGAATTTTAACTTCTTTCGGTGGGTTTTCCATTGTGAATTCTTCAATATTCAAATCCACATGCATTTCTAAAATATTAAAATTGGTTTGACGATCTGCTGTTGGAACAATTCCTTCCAGTTGTTCATATTTTTTCTTAATATCGCTTTGTCCTGTGTTTACAGGTTTTAATTCTAGGTCTCGATAAAAACCTGTTTTTTGTTTTTTAAGAACCTCGTTTTCACTCATTGAAATTTTATGAGTAATACGTTCACAGTCCATTAAATCGGTTGCATAGTAAGGAACGACTAAATCTTCCGCAGGAACGAATTTAGAAACTGCCCGTTCCATAATAGCATCATAATAAACTTTTTTAAAAGCTGATCCAGCTAGGGGAAGGTAGAATAAAAGCTGATCCATTTCTGGAGTATATTCTTCCATTTTCTCCATAAGCATATAGTTCATGAAATCTTGAACCCGATCCGCTTGTTGTTGTTTTTCTTGATCCTCGTCTCCAAGTACTTTACAACGAACGGGTCCGTCGGAAGGAAGAAGTTCTTTATACGCTTGTGCTTGAAATTGTGTAACGGCTTCTGCTAATAAAGGGTGGGTAACATTAGAGGCTCCTCGAAAGGGACGGGTCATCTCTGTGTGCTTAAATCCTAAAAGATCTAAACCTTGAGTATAACCCGTTTCCCAATCTTTTCTTGAAATTTTATCTCTTCGGTATTCGTCAACTAATTTTGACGCCATCCGTTGAAGAACGCGTTCGTCTAGATCCTCGGCCAAATTAGCGTGGAACTCCTCTTCAGGAGTGCCTTCTTCAGACGCTTCATTGACAGCTTCTTCACTAGGTCTTTCAACTTCGACCGCAACTTGTTCCTCAGTCGCTGGACCTTCTTCTTCCAGAACTTGATTCTGTTTTTCAACATCAGCCATGTTTTACTACTTAGTAAGTTCTAAATTTTACTTTGCCGTTTAGTCTAGTATTGATAGCTCCGCCACCACTATAACTTTTAGCGCTGCCACCCTTGGATCTAAATCCAATTCCTCTTCCATCCCAGAGTTCCGAGAACCAACCTTTTTTCTTTTCTCCTAGAACTTTTGAAGGTTTAAAGTGTTTAGGTTTGTAAACGCCTTCCATTCCTTTACCGTCTCCAGTAAGTGCATCTTGGATAATAGGTTTTTTACCATAAGTGTGTTTGAGATCTTTTCGCCAATCTCCCTTGCCACTCAATGCTTTGGATGCAGCATACGCTGTTAAACCAGCTAAGATAGCTTTTTTTAGTTTTTTTGCCATGATATATATATCTCCTTAATTGTTATTATATTACCACTTAAACATATTAACTACTAGACCTCCCTTTTTCTTATAGAGCTTAAAGGGTTGTTGTAACATTTGAGGGGTAATTTTCAAGCCAAATACCTCGTAGTAAAGACGGGGGTCATTAGCTTCCATTTTAATGAAAGTTTTTCTCTTGTCT